AAGCTCATCGAAACCCATGGCTTCAGCATCTTCGGCAAAATCACGCAGGTTGTCATTTAGGTCATCAGAAAATCTAGGCATAATATCTCCGTTATTCAATGGTGGGAGTATAACATGGTTGGAGGGATTGTCAAGGGGGTGTGTTGTATAGGAACAACAGTATGTGAGTGGATACTAACTTATAGAAATTTACTGATCGGGACATTTTATCATTAAATCTTCGGAATATACTGAAAATTTACTGATCGGGACATTACCAATCCTCTGCCTTATTATAACCGTCAATATAATCGGTAAAATCATCGAGGGTCTTTATATCTGGAATCTCTATTGCGTAATCATCAGCAGTAAGAGAGGCGAGCGGTGTATTGATTTGCTTCTGTTTAGCAATGGCTTCAGGTGTTTGATTATACTCTATCGCAACCTTTCGCATATTCTTTCGCTGAGCATCGGTTGGTTCTCGGTCATAAGAGGCGCACGATTGGCTACAGTATAACCCTCTCTTACGGTAGAGGTTATTACAGTATTTACAGTTTTTTTCTTTATATACGCCAGGCATCGGATTTCAATGGTTTTACTACAATCTGGTTACTACCTACTTATTCACTCTCTTTATCAATATAATTTTACGGTTCTCACCTGTTGGTTTTACAAATTTTTCTTTTAATCCTTCTTTACTATCCCATTTCATAGAGGAGGACTTATGTGGTGGTAGACCTGCGGTTTGCCCTATGATGCACCAATTATCGGCTTTATATACTGCACCGTTCTTATTGGCACCTACAAAGGTCATTATATGGGTTAGGTCATTATTATATTTTTTCTTCCATTCTATTGGTGCATGGTGGCGGAGTTCTTTTAATATTCTGGTGCCAAGGTTTGGTATTCTCTCGGTCATACAGAATCTCCAGTTATTGGCGATAGAATTAAATATGGTTTTGTATTCGGACTTGGTGGTATTAAGGTATATGAGTAGGTCTTTTGGTGGTGGATATACTGATGAACCAATCCCTATCATACCTACTATACGGTTCTCATAGTGTATTAACCAATCTATACGGCGACCTACTGATGCATTGGTCGGTACATAGGAATGGTGATTGATTATAATGTCTTTCACTAGAGATTTTTGGTGTGGTGCGGATACAAGTTCAAGCATTCATTACACCACCTTATACTGTTTATTCCACTTACCAATATTTACATCAACATAGTAGGCGGTATCAAAGTAATCGGTCATCGCATCGGAACGGTCATAGTAGTCAGCAGAATACATGGCAGGGATTGCTTCAGAGAGAAATTCTTTGGACTTACCTGTGAAATGGTCTTGATACCAATACGGATTGACCTGTATACCAAACTTGGAATCGGCACCGTATTCTTTAGCGAAATCAATCTTACCTTCGGTGATTGTCAGGCGAACCGTCATATGATTGCGAACGGATAGCGAGCCCTTGATACCATACTTCTTGAGAATGGGTTTTAGATTAGCGGCGATTTTTGCTTTCTTTTCCTGATTCATATAAGCCATAGTATATCTCCTTCATTGATTATTGAAAATCCAGTATACCATAGAACCGAGGGTCTGTCAAGGGGTGGTGTTGTATGGAAGCAACAGGTTGTGAGTGGTCACTAACCTTGGATGAGTGTCCTCTCTTGTATATCCCAATAATTCTGTACCGCCTTCTTAGCAAACTCTAATGAAACAAACCGACCAAGATAGTTTTCAGAATTGGCCACTATAATAATGGCCAGATAGATTTTTGTATGAGCTATCTTATGCGTCTGGCCTACGATACAACCATCATTGGTTCTGTAATAGTGGTGCGTATCGTTGTCGTTATCTTTCCAATCAAAGGTCGTCATTTTTTGGTGGTTTCAATAGTATAGGGATAGGTGGTTTCTTTAATGCTTCGGCACAGGCTTCTTCGAGCGTCTGTAGTATCCTAGCTTTTCTCTTATTTGGATACCGATAAGTTTCAGGATTCATCCAATCTGGCAATGGTTCTTCATCTGGTTCACCCCAATGGTTTTTCATTTTTCTGAATACTTTCTTTCAGCCTCAAGATATTTGTTCAATAGGAGAGGAGAATGTTGAGGTAAGGTTTCTGGTTGTGGTTGCTCACGCTTTGATTTTTCCATTTCATATACACGATTGCGTATCTCTGTAGATGAATACGGATGCTTTCGATCATGGTAATATAATTCAATACCAGATTCGATGCATAGTTTTTTACCTGTAAAATCTTTTACTTTGTATTCATCACCTAAAAAACGAATATGAATATCTTGTGTCATCAATAGGTTTAATAGGTCTTGCTCAGTTTCATAAATGAGAATTTCATCTATGTATTTACAACCCTGTAACTGAACATATCGCTCATAGGCAGATTGTACTGGTCTATTCTTTACACCAGGCCTATCAATGGTTGGGTCAACCTGTAGACCAACCTTCAAATAATCACACAATTCTTTTTCTTTTTTTAGCATAGTGACATGACCAGCGTGTAACATATCCCATGCAGAACAATTAAAACCTATTTTCATCTGCAGCACCTCTTATCATCAACGTACAACGGTTGTTTAATATATCTTTCATAAAATGGTTTGTATACTTTATCCTTTGATAGACCATATAATATGCCAACACCAGGAATTATTAACAATAGAATACTGATTACGATAAGTAACGACAAAAAGAAATTAAGGATTCGCACCTAGCACCTCCATAAAATGTTATATCACTCAACTTCTTGCTTGATACTTCTAAAATCTACCTCATATGGTACGCCAGATACACGCACTCTTGTTTCTTGTGGTTTATATCTCAATAATTCATTTTCTAATTGTAAAACTTTACTACGCAATTCTTTTAATTCTCCAGGATAAGCTTCGACTTCATTGTTCATTGTAGAACCCTCTCGTTTGGCATTAAATGATTTCTGTTTGCTACTGATTGAACCAATTTATAAAATTCACCTTCGCAATTAACACCTTCATTCATACGCACCAAGCGAGCTAATATCATACCAGACAATTGCATTGGTGTAATATTGTTATCGATAACTTGTTTCATTAGAAAATCATCAATCTCATAACTAATCTTTACTACTTCGTCATCTGTAACCATTTCTGATACAACCTTTCTTCCATTTGATATGCTTCTTTTTCCCATGGCCGCTTGTGATACGGCACCGAATCATGATCTAATTTGCGTGACAACCATCTTGTGCCTCGCTCATCTATCTCACCATATGCATATTGTTTTACATGAACCATTTCGTGAGCTATTGTTTTAAGTGTTTGTTTCTCCGACATACCATGTAAAATCTCTAATATGAATTCTCTTGGTACGCCTTTAGTATTATGGCCATCAACTTCAGTAAAACCACACACAGGCAGTTTGCGAATAAACTTTAGATTTATAATTATATACTTTTTTAACTGAGGTGTCAATAACTGTGTAGCAAAATACTCTATGGCTGATGCTTGAGTTTTTGTGTATTTGCCTTGAAGTATCATCTTGTATTTTTTGGTTTAGGTAGTGATGGTAATGATTTCCAATATTCAATCCATTTTTCTTGCTCGTTGTTTCGGGTTATTTCATTATTGAGTGCTTGTCGTGTTTCGTTTGTTGCTTCTACAATCTTATCAAAACGCAAATCTTGTTCAGTCATTCTTTTGTTCATACCAGCAAGGTTTTGATCCATAATCACAATGCGCTCTTTGAAATAATCTACATCATGGCCACGAGACCAAGCAATGCCAAGTAGGACAACAATTACACCAATGAGAATAAAAATGAGGGCAAATATAACCTCTAATTTATCTTTATCGGTAAGATTTCGCCAAATGGCAAAGATTTTACTCATATAAAACCATTATAACACAGGTATTTTTTTATTGAGGCAAACATTAGAAGGTAAGATTGTCATTTCTAAGGCTTGGTCTATGAGCAGGTTTGCCTTCTTCATTTACATGATCTCTGCCTTTAATTGTGGTAACTTTGGTACCATTATCTTCATCATAAGCACACAAATCAAATTGTACAACAGGAAACAAATCAGTTCTCATTATAATATCCAATGGTCCTGTTAAACCATATTTGATTACATATGCTAAAAGATTTTTTGCTGATTGTGGGTCTATTGAGTATGCATGAGCACGGCATATGAAATGATAATTTGGTCCTTCTGATGCATGGGGTGGCGTTGGATATACAGGCCAACCCAACTTAGCTTGCTCACGACCACCAAGATAACATAATGTTCCTATAGTTGCGTGTTCTAAAAATGGTTTTACCATTATCGCATCATGCTCTAATACAACCAATGGTTTATCTTGTTGAATACATTTAGCCCATAAACTAATGTGCGACAATGCACAAGCAACTTCACCTTTGGTCATATAATGATCCATAATTTTAATTAAATCCATCACTATATTATGGTGTGAAGGTGTAATTATTGTGTCACCAGTACCATCATAAGCATCCCAGAAATCATATGGCATTCCAACTTTACGACATGATGCTGCACACTCTGAGGCTTTTTGTTCAGATACTTCGTGACCTTTTACACGGATGATATAGGCTTTGTCAACTTTTTGATTGTAAGAATAGAATAAAGATTTCATAATATATCTTTCACAATAAATGATTAAAGGTCAACTACTTGTTCAGCATCTAATTCTTGGATGAAGTTAATGAAAAGACAGGCATCATCCTCATCGTTAAAATATCGGATAATTGCCTGTCCTGTGTATTGCGAAATAACTGTAATTAAAAAATTACATTCATCAAAAATAGAAAATTTGATAATCCAGCCGTTTCTTGCGACTGGATACCAAGATTTAGTTTTTTCCGCTATTTGCGAAAATTTCTTTGATGGTGCCTGTTTTGATGAATTCTTTTGCATATTCGGTGACCTGTGAGTTAGCTTCAGCAGCCTTCACCGTATATGTATAAAAGGTTTTTCCTGTGATTTCGTTGAAGAACTTTAAGCTCTCGTTGAAAAGGGTGTTACCAAAGTCAACTGTGGATACAGCAACATCTTTGGATTTGTTTACTGCGAAAGCAAAATCATTGGTTTTTGGAAAGTCAAACATATATTTCTCCTTGGTTAAGCGAGTGGTTTATTCCATGAATCTTCTGGTTTTTCTGTAAAATTCAGCACGCTTTTGTTGTGCTTCTACTATACATTCCCAAAATATACAGAGGAAAGATTTAAGTTTCAGTAACATGAGTAACCTCCTTAAGCGTTACTCAGTTATTTAGTATAATTATACTGCATCGCAACATAATAATGAGGCAAAGGTGGTATAATTTTGCCTGGTGATTGCAGGTTTATACCTGCCAGGAGCATAAGTAGTTGGTGCCTGGGTTGATAATAATACTAAAGCTTTACCAGGTGGTCCTTCCGAATCCTACAAGACACCCACTCATTATAGTATGAATCATGCATTAGAGCATGACGACTGAATATCTCCCAAGTTTCCCAATAAGAACACTCACTCCGAGTTTTACAGAGGTGTAATATCTCTCTGACATACTGGTCTTTTCCATTTTCTTTTACTTCTTCTTGTAGTTTCTTATTGCTACCCCAATAGGACATCCAATCACTTGAAACCCGTGATCGTTTCTTTTTGCCTTTGACCTGCTTGGTTTTGGATTTGGTAAAGAATTTCTTACCAATGTATTTGCGACCTGTTTTTAGGTGCGTAATCATATAGACGAAACCAAAGGCCTCGCCTATATGTTCTTCTGTAAATTCATCTGTTGTATTAAGAAAAAACCAACTCATTCATCCTCATCCTCAATAGTGTCCATACCTTCTAGTATGTATTCGCCGCAGAATGGACAGTTTTGAGGATCGGATTCGGTTTGTTCTTCGTTATATTTGAGTGTGAATTCAGAACTACACTCATCGCAAATATGGTGTAGTGATGCCATTAGTTACACCATGATTGTTTAGCTTCACCAAAGTATTCACGAGCAAAGCCGTTTTGAATAAGCATGGTGCGTAGTGATTGACCATTGAGAATTATATCACCTAAAACTCTACCACCAAACTTGTCCCAAGAATACAATACCATTTGACGAGTTTGTGATTGTGCAACTGCATTTTTAGTAAATTCTGATGCGGCTTTACCACGAGCATCTTCTGAAGGACATTGAGCTCTATGACCTTTTTCTGGAGTATCTACACCATAGATACGAACCGCTAATTCTGGTTTCAATGGTTGTGGTAAAAATGGTGCAGCAATTACAACCGTATCACCATCAGATACACGAAGAATCTGTGCTTCATATACCATACCTTTTGGAGTTTTCTGTGCATATGCTGGTACCGAAATGGCAATCAGCAAAGATATAAAAATATACAATTTCATACAAGAGCCTCTTTAAATTGTTTTGTTGAATTTTCCCATGTCCATATTCTAGATGAACGATATACCTCACCACGATTTATTTGATAACACGCAGTCACCGAATGTTGTAAATTATCACTATACATTCCATTATACATTGGTTGTATTGCTTCTAATGGTCCAGGTTCTATGTATGATGCCACCGGAGTACCACATGCGATTGCTTCTAGGATGACAATGCCAAATGTATCTGCTTTCGAAGGAAATACAAACACTTCAGCATTTGCTACCCATTCTGCTAACTCTGCACCTTGTTTTACACCAAGAAACTTTACTTCAGGATATTTTTCTTTAAGTGTATTCAGATATGGGCCATCACCAATCAATACTTTATTGCCTTTTAATTGGCAAAAATCATCTAAACCTTTTTCTTTTGATACACGGCTTACGCAAACAATGTAATCGCCTGGTTTTGTTCTGCGTTTTGGATTAAAAATCTCAGTATCAACTCCTCTGGTCCAAACTTTAAGGTTCTTAAACTTTTTATTTTCTAATTCTTTTTTTAGACCTTCGGTTGGCACCAATACTTTTTCAGAATCACGATGAAACCATCTTAAATATTTGTATGTAAGACCTTGTGGTAATCCATATATTTTTTTTAGAAATTCAGGGAATTTAGTATGGTAAGAAGTATTGTACCGTATATTGTGACGGTTACAATAAAATCTAGCGAACAAACCAATAGGACCCTCTGTGGCGATGTGTATATGATTTGGAGATATTTCTGCAATCTTTTGACCGATTTTCCAAGGAAGCGAAAGTTTAACTTCATTGTAGCCTGGGCAAGCAAAATGTAGGAACTGCCTGGGATTAAGATATACAACAGAATACCCATCCAAAACCAAATTCTTTTCAATATTCTGGAATGTTGTAACGACACCATTGATTTGATCTGGTAAATTATCAGTTACAATTAATAGTTTTTTCATTTTGTATTAACTCTGTCCAAGTTATAATTTCCCATTTACCATTCATATGTTCTACTAATGCGGTGCAAGATTCAACCCAATCACCGTCATTCATATACATTACGCCATCAATTTCTTTTATTTCTGCATGGTGTATGTGGCCACAAATAACACCATCATAACCTTTTTTCTTACAATGTGTCGCAAGATTCTTTTCAAATTGAAACATGAAATCTACGGCTCGCTTGACTTTATATTTTAGATAACGACTCAATGACCAATAACTTAGGCCAAATTTATGTCGCCACCAGTTGAACTTACTATTTAAATTCAATACAAAATCATAAGCAGAATCACCTAAGAACGACAGCCATTTAGCAATTCTTGTGATGCCATCAAATAGATCACCGTGCGTTACGAGATAGTGTTTACCATCAATACCAATGTGTTCTATTTGATTTCG